TTCTTGTAACCGAATACACTGCTCAAACAGTCGAACCTTTAGAGGCTGACGATCTAATGGGCATATGGGCAACTGATCCAGAATTCCACAAAGGCTCTCGTAAGATTATTGTGAGCACAGACAAGGACATGCGTACAATTCCCTGTGAACTGTGGAACCCAAACAAACCTGAGCTAGGTGTTCAAAAGATAACCAAGGCTCATGCCAATCATAATCATTTGATGCAGACCCTCATAGGAGATAGCACTGACGGTTACGGAGGCTGTCCTACCATTGGGCCTGCCAGAGCAGAGAGGCTATTAACCAAAGAGTCTTCTTGGGATACAGTTGTTACAGCATACCAAGCTCAAGGACTAACGAGTGAGGACGCTGTAGTCCAAGGCCAACTAGCTAGAATTTTACGGGTAGATAATTACGATCCCGTAACCAAAAAGATAACACACTGGAAACCATGAAGATCATAGGACTATCGGGAAAAAAGAGATCAGGAAAAGACACTGTCTATCAACTGGCAGGAGACATTCTGTTTAAAAATGCAATCAAAGCTGGACGTGTTGCATTTGCTGATCCTTTAAAACATGAAGTATCTGAAATAACTGGGTTCAACCTAGAGTTCATAGAGAAAAACAAAGAGAAGCTAAGGCCTCTGCTTCAAGTGTGGGGTGCTGACTTCAGGAGAGTATTCAGTGGAGCTAACTACTGGATAGATAAAATGAGACCAATAGTGTCAAAAGCTGAAGTAGATGTGCTGTTTATCACTGACTGCCGGTACAAAAATGAAGCTGAGTTTATCAAGGAAGAAGGAGGGTTCTTGGTTAAGGTTGAGCGACGAGGCGAAAGCTATCTGCACTACCAAGACGCAATAGAAGACGCTCATTCTTCCGAAAATGACCTGAACAACTACGGAAGCTATGATTATATTCTCAACAACGACAAAACCAAGGCTGAACTAACTGAGTCTGTTGTTCAAATGCTTGAGTGTTTTGATATTTTGAAAAATGCCGCTTGACCTGCCCATCAATTATGCTAATGAGAAGTTGCCTCCAGTACCAGAGGAATTGGTATTCTGGTTGAAACAGGTGTACCCTAATAGGTTGCCTGACATAGGTGAAGACCTAGATTCAATCCGAATAAAACAGGGGCAACAGTCTGTAGTACAAACTTTAATCAGTATAAACGAGGAGAATAAAGAAAATGTGTATGGGAATGAAACCTCCTAAAGTACAGCCACCCCCTGTACTTATGAAGAAGCCAGAGCCTCCTAAAAAACCTGTGGAAGTAAGCAAAAAACCTTCACGAACGACAGGCAGTGGCAAATCCAAAAGACGTCGAGGAACTGCAAGAGATACATTAGTGGCACAACGACCTACACCACCTACTGGAGTAAACAATAGTTCAACTGGAACAGGTGTCTACTAGGAACAAAATGATAAAAATTAATTTATCTTTGTCTCCTAGTAAAAAAAGGTTGATCGAGAAAAATCTACTAAAAAATGCACGAAGGTTCTCTAAAGCAGTACTACCAAGGCTGTGAGGCAGAACGAGAGTCTTACTTGAGACGTTCTCGTGATGCATCAGCACTGACTATTCCATTTCTTGTCCCGCCTGAAGGTCATTCAGCCAACACGCAGTACTCTACTCCTTACCAAAGCATAGGAGCACGAGGCGTAAACAACCTAGCGTCAAAACTGCTGCTGGCGTTGCTGCCTCCAAACTCTCCTTTCTTCAGGTTAGTCATAGATAAATTTGCATTAAAAGAAGAGGCTGACCAAATGGACGCCTCCCTTAAAACTGAATTAGAAAAAGGATTGGCCGAAGTTGAACGTGCTGTGCAAGCTGAAGTGGAAACGTCAGCCATCCGAGTCGGTGTTTTTGAGGCACTTAAACAATTAATAGTATCCGGTAATGTTCTATTGTACGTCCCTGACAAGGGGGGTTTACGTGTTTTTAATTTAGATCGGTATGTGGTTAAGCGTGACCCAATGGGGAATGTTCAATCAATCATCACTAAAGAATCTCTGTCTCCTGAAACTCTTCCTTTAAATATACGGGAGAACATGGAAACTGATGGGGAGTACAACACTTCCAACAAAAAAACCGTTGAGGTTTACACTGCTATTTATAGGGATAAAACAAAATGGGCTGTCCGACAGGAGGTTGCTGGCCAAGATGTTCCTGAAGCTAGAGGAGAATATCCTTTAGACAAAAATCCGTGGATTCCTCTACGGTACAGCAGGATCGAGAATGAAGACTATGGGCGTGGGTTCATTGAAGAGTACTTGGGAGACCTTCAATCATTAGAAGGACTCACTCGTGCCATAGTCGAAGCTAGTGCAGCAGCAGCAAAAGTATTATTTTTAGTTAATCCAAATGGAACCACTCGCCCACGCATTCTGGCTAATTCCGCTAATGGTGCTGTTGTTCAAGGCAACGCACAAGACGTCACGTGTCTGCAGATGGAGAAATTTGCCGACCTCCGAGTGGCTCAAGAAACTGTAAGGGATATTAAAGAACGATTAGGCTTTGCCTTCTTAATGAACACAGCAATTCAGCGTCAAGGTGAACGTGTCACTGCTGAAGAGATAAGGTTCATGGCACAAGAACTTGAAGATGTCTTGGGAGGTGTGTACTCCATATTATCCCTAGAATTTCAAACACCTTTGGTCAATCGATTGATGGATCGAATGTCCAAGTCAGGTCGCTTACCTAAATTGCCCAAGAAAATCGTTAAGACTACTATTGTAACAGGGCTTGAGGCACTTGGAAGAGGTCATGACCTGAACAAACTGGACTCTTTTGTATCAGGAGCTAGTCAACTGTTAGGGCCTGAGTTTACAAAGCACGTCAACATGACTGATTATCTGAAACGACGTGCTACATCTCTTGGAATAGACACTGAAGGTTTGATAAGAACCGAAGAAGAAATTCAAGAGGAGCAGATGGCAATGCAACAGCAACAGATGATGCAGCAGGCGATGCCTAATGTAGTCAATGCTGCTGGGAAGATGGCCCAAGACAATCCAGAAGCTGTTGAACAAATGGCATCAGCAGCAGCACAACAGATGCAATGACATGGGATATCTAATGTGTACTAACAAAGATTGTTTTGAAGATACTTGCACTGGAGAGTGTAACAAACAAAAGAGAAAAAATGGATAGCGTTCAATTCACCGACCAAGAAACTGGCCCCGATGCTCCTGAAACCACAACTGCTCCCGAAGAAAACCAAGAGCAGTCACAGGAAGCCCAACAACAAGAACAACCTAAAGAGTTTCAACTGCCTGACAAATTCAAGTCAGTCGAAGACCTCCTTGAATCGTACGAGAACCTTGAAAAGAAGTTCTCTGCAGGGCAAGCGGAAAAGAAAGGCCTCCTTACTGACAGTGACTTTGATCAATACACAGAAGAGTATAATGAAAACGGCGGCCTAAGTGACAAGACCTATGACGCCTTAGAAAAGAAAGGCCTGTCTCGTGCTGTGGTTGATAATTATATTTCAGGCCAACAGCTAAAAGCAACACAGTCCGCTAATAAACTGTTTGATTTAGCTGGAGGAGAAGAGTCATACAATAAGATGACTGAATGGATGCGAGAGACTTTAGATGAAGAGGAACTAAAAGCCTTTGACGAAGCCATCGACGGTAGCGACAGGTTAGCTGCAATGACTATTAAGGGAATGTATGCCACATATCAAAAACTAGGAGGAAGCCAAAGCGAACCTAACCTATTACAGGGAGGCAAGCCTGTTGCTGAAGGAGGCTATTCATCAACATACGACATGCAGCAAGACATGAAAGACCCTAGATACAAAAATGGTGATCCTGCATTTCACGCTTATGTTGAAGGACGTCTACGCAAAACCAATTTGTAATATGAGTCAACAAGTAGAAAAGAAAGCAGGGTACAAAAGCACCGAGTTTTGGATGAGCCTCGCAGCAGTAGCTGTAGGAGCCATAGCTAGTACCGGAATGGTAGAGGACAATGAGTTTGCTGCTAAAATAGTAGGCTTAATTACTGCTACCCTAGTAGCTTTAGGATACACAGGCTCACGCCTGACCCTGAAGAAGCACGCACTAGATGCACAAGTACAGATAAATGCTGGGAATAATAACAGTAATTCTGAAGGAGATACTAAAGCTCCTGCTGAATGATGCGGCAAAACCTGTCACGGCTACCGTTGCCCCTGCTGTTCCTCGTAAGTTGCGGGATGCTTGGGTTAACGGGATGCTTGACAAGTGGAAAAAAAGTCGTCTTCATTCAACCGAATGACAATTTGGTACGCATAGGCCCAAATGTCAAAGGCCGTGTCTACGTTTGGGATGGTAAACAATGGGAGCTTAGTAGAAACAAAGTGACCATACCTGAAGGATGGATGGCAGGGCCACTGAATTTGCCCGAAGGGAAAGCTGAATAGCCCGATACGTCGGATAACTGGTAGCCAATCTAAAGGGATTGTTAGTTAAATAGTTATACAAAAGTAAAAGGTAAATCATAATGGCAAACTTATTCACTACAAGTAATCCAGCCGGTCGCGTAGGTCAAAACCTCGCCACCGGAGATGATACGGCTCTCTTTCTGAAGAAATTCGCAGGAGAGGTTCTCACGGTTTTTGATGAAAAGAACATCATGAAACCGTTGCATACCATTCGTACTATATCGAAAGGTAAATCGGCGCAGTTCCCAGTTATCGGAACCGCGAATGCAGGGTACTACACCCCCGGCGATGACATCCTAAACGACAACCTTGCTGAAGGTACACGGACAGGAAAAGCTGCTGGTGGTGGTCTCAATCAGATGAAGCAGACTGAAGTGCTGATCAACATCGACAAGGTCTTGATGGCTAACACCTTCATTGCCTCTATCGACGAGTTGGTTTCTCACTTCGATGTTCGTTCTCCGTACACACACCAGTTAGGTGAAGCACTGGCGATTGCGTTTGATAAGAACGTACTCAAAACTGCTATCAAGACGGGTGCTAAACAGAGCGTGAAGTCACCGTCGAACAGGACTACTGCCAACGACGATGCTATGCTTCCTTCGGATGCTTACATCTCTGGACAGACCAAGCGTGGTTCAGTTGTGTACTCTGCTAAACCAGCAGGTGTTACTCATCACTCCACTCCAAATAGTGATGACCTGTACTACAACACTATTGATCAAGCACACGCAGAACCCGCAAGTGCTTCAGGCACTAAGACAGGCAATCTGAAAGCTACTCCTAATGCGGATTACATTCGGAATGCTCTGTTTGAGTCAGCACGCTTGTTGGACGAGAAGGATGTTCCACAGTCTGATCGTTTCGCAATCATCACCCCTGCCATGTACTACACGTTGATTAACAGTGGTGACATTGTCACTGGTTCTGTTATTAACCGTGACATTGGGGGTCAAGGCTCGATTGCTACAGGCACTGTAAGTCAGATTGCTGGCATCACATTGCTCACTAGCAACCACCTGCCTTCGGACGATCACACCACAACGGAGAACAAGTTTGGTGCAAGCCAAGCCTCGTTCAACGACTATCGCCTGAACTACGCTGACGTAGCAGGCATCGTCTTCCAGAAGGGTGGGTTCGGTACGCTCAAGTTGATGGACTTGGCAATGGAGTCTGAGTATCAGATTCAACGTCAAGGTACTTTGTTTGTAGCCAAATACAGCATGGGACATGGTGCTCTTCGTCCTGAGTCTGTAGTTGTCTGGTCAGACGGACAACGGGTTGGACAGTAAACTACACTGGGAACCCCTCTGTAATATGGGGGGTTCCCTTTTTTAATCATCATGGCATACGGTTCATTTACATCTAAGTTAGAAGCAGTTAATCAAATGTTGTCCACTATAGGACAATCAAGGATTAGCCAATTAGCATCAGCAGGCGAAGCTAATGATGCACAAAAGATTTTAGAGGAGATTGATAAGGCAGTGCAGTCTGAGGGTTGGCACTTCAATCAAATTCCTGATGTAGAATTACCGCTAGGCACAGTCAGCTTTACGCACTCAAACAGTGGAGCAAACATCACAACCACAGTACCTCATTACTTAGTGAAAGATGAAAAGGTTCTAAACGGTACTGATAATTTAACTGCAACTACAATAACATCCACAACTGCAGCTACACTAAGTGGAACCCCTTCGCAAACTAAGACGTTCTATTCAGAACGTATTGGAGTTCCTACTGACGCTCTGGATATTGATCTTTCCATCTATAGTTACCAAGGCATAGACCCAGTAACTAGAGGTAAATTTCTTTTTGATAAGAAAAACAACACATACTTTTTTGGCTCTAAAGTTAAAGCTATAGTCACTTACTTACTCCCGTTTGAAACAACTAACGAAACAGGTGAGTCCGTGCTGCCTGAATATGCACGCCGGTACATCACCATGAAAGCAGCACGTGTGTTTGCACAACGACACGTAGGCGATCCGCAGTTAGTACAGATGGCTTCTCTAGAAGAACGTGAAGCCAGAATGAATTTAATCCACAAAGAATCCGAGAACGCAGACTACAGCATATTTAACAGTCCATTGTCTAACTACACTGTAACAAGAGATGCTACGTCTTCTATCTCTTACACTACAACTGGTTAGACATGCCGTTAATTAAGAATGCAGCAGCAACACTGAACCAAGGGGTTAGTCAGCAGACTGAATCCCAACGGTATCCTTCGCAAGCGTCAGAGCAAATCAATGCTTACTCTTCGCATGTAAAAGGTTTAGTCAAACGCCCTCCTATTAAGCACGTAAGTTCAATAGGAGTTAATGCAGCAACAGGCAATCAGAGTTTCATGCATCTCATGTACCGAGATGACTCTGAGCAGTATGCTGTTGTAATCAACAAGGGTACTGAAACTAGAGTCACAGGTGTCGATCTAACTACACAGTTACATTCACTAAAGTACACCAATGCGTCAGATGTTTTTGCAGTAGATGATGCGGTTCAGTTTACTCGCACTGGTTTAGAAGACAGGCTTGCCACAGGAATCAAAGAGGGTGTCACATATTATGTTCATTCTTTTGGCACTACATCAGGCAACAACCGTTGGTTTAAACTGAAAGAAACCACTGCTGCCTCAACAGCTTCAAACATATTAACACTGGGACATGTTGAGCTTACGACAACAAATTTAGGAAGTAGCACAGCAGGCGATGAATACAAAGCAGGTTTGCTGATTGAATCAATACGTAATGCTGATGGATCGTGGATCGATGGCGTACTTACAGTACGGTTTAGTTCACCAGCATCAGGAACAGGACATTCTTTTTCCAACGGAGACATCATAAGGATTAAGAACCTCGGTGGCACTGCTGCTTACATCTTAGACTCACAGGAGCAAGTTGAATTAAGTCAGCCTACCAAGACAATGGGAGGTACAAACCTTAGAGCTAATGAAACTTCTTTTAAGTTCTGGTTGAAAACTCCTAGTAGACTAGGAGATTCAGTAGGAAATAATTTTGGGTACAGAGTTGATGGGGATCAATTGTTTCAGATTCCAAGGTACAACGAACGCTTTCAACAAGGAGAATCTATCCGTGACTACATAGATTTTTATTCTACCAGTTCTACGTTTAGTGTAGATGGCAATGAGCTAACAAGAGAATCAGGCACGTTTGACATCACTACCCTTCCTCTAGGAAGTCTGATACGAGTAGGCAGCAACCCTAAAAACCCAAGGGCTATAGTCACTGCTGTTGATGCTTCAGGAGCTAAACCTATAATAACATTAGCTGAAGGAATAGATACTCTGTTCAATCTAGGTGCTGACAGTTCAAGTGGTAACCATACTCTGTTCTACTGGGCTAATCCTAAGAACACTTCTAAGTTCCGAAGCATAAATCAGAGTGACTACAGAGCCTCTAATGATTTGGCTTATGTTGGTGACGATGGCGGCACATGCAGTGCTACCAGCAGTGAGAAAGGCACAGGCCCTTACGTTACTGATCTAAATTCAGGAGCAACATATCCAGTAGTTCCTGACAACACTTACGGAAATCCTTACAATTATTTATTAGAGGTAAACAACCCCGCTAAAGATTTAAAAGCTAAGACAATAGGAGACACTACTTTTATTGTTAACAAGTCCAGACAAGTTGTAGAGAACCACTACCCTGAACACGAACCAACATACGAAGCATTCATTCGTGTCAAGACTGCTGACTATGGTAAGTACTACAGGATAAAAATAGGAACAGAGGCTATAGAAAGAGTAGCCACGGAAGCCACAGGTGAAACTGCAAAGGTAGCGTCAGTTCTTCTGTACGGAAACAGCACTACAGGAGATAACGTAGTCTCTCGTCCTATCTGTAAAATCCGTGCAAAAAAGAAAGGAGGCCACTTCAACAACACGCATGTCAGGTTAATGCAAAACTGGGCATATGAGTACGGACAACACGACGTGTATACCCAAGAAGGGCAAGTATTTTCAATAACCTTTCCCGATAAATACGCAGATCACGTAGACTTGTTGGCAGGTGAACAAACAATCAACAACAAAAAATATTTAGAAAGTTCTAAACAAGATTTACGAAAAGTTCATTCAGGACTTCGGCTTGATAAAAGGCAAAATATTGCCAACGAAAACGACAAGGTTCTGACACAAGACCTTGATAACGATTACGTAGCTATCCATTACGATACAACAGGAACAGGCAAACTGTTTATATGGGCAAATTTTTATTGGGCTAACAACAGTGATGTAAGAAACAAAAAAACTACAGTTGGTCATTTAAAGAATGCTTTTGAAAACGCAAACGGACTGCTTTCAGAAGATTGGGAAGTAGTGTTGTGTGATTCTTCAGGATTGGCTTCCGATGAAACAGGATACAACAGCAGCACAGTTTCCGCAGAGGGTTGGTTCTTTTTAGATTCTGAGCTAGGAACTTTAAAGGTAGGAAAACAGATTGTTCATGTAGATAAAAACGGTGTCTCTAAACAAGACTACAAAGGTGCAAGCACATATGATCTAAATAATGGAGTAGAATATAATGTAGGCCTTGATTACATTGTACGATCTTTTGGCGTCTTTAGAACATTAGATAGCTTTGACGATTACGAGTTTGTACGACAAGGTTTGCAGTCTCCTAATACACCAGTAGATTCATCATCAGGTAAAATCTCTCGACTGTTTCGAGGGCGTGCTTTTACTTCAGGTGGAAGAGGCACAGCTACTCAAACACCTATAAGTGATTTTGGAAATGCAACAGTTTTTGACGGGGAGTTCTTTTATAAAACACCTCGGTGGACAGGGAAGGATGAAGATCAACGAGCTATAGGAACTGAAAGAGTTGCTGAAGTGCTGGCAAGCAACGCGCTGATTGTTGATGGAGAGTACTTTGTCCGAGGTGGTGCTAGTGGAAAACTTTCACGCGCTGACGGCAGAACACTTCAAGAGGATCACACTCAATACAAACGGGAGCACCAAGAAGAAGCTATTGGCCTGACTTTTACGCGCTCTGTTGTTGCCGCTAATAGCCGCAGTACATCAGGTTCGTCTACCGTCACCTTAAATGCACAGTTTCATACAGACGCCGCCAAAGATAAATTTCTCACCAAGTTCAGCAGTACATCAGGAGAACTAATTGACAACCTCACTTGGGAAGTAACTCAATTAGGTAACGTCATTGCCATAAGGAATGCTCAACAGATTCCTTTTGAAATACAGGTAACAGATGATCTAGGCGGTCAGGGACTAGACCTAACTACTAATGAAGTCAGTGAGGAAACTGAACTGCCTTCTATATGCAGGCACGGCCACGTAGTCAGAGTCATTGGACACGCTCGTGAAGAGGCTGACGATTATTACCTACAATTTGTAGCTGATAAAGCAGACCCAACACAACTGCGTCATGGACGCTGGGAAGAGTGTGTAGGCTTCAGTACTCCCAAGGGTATAGCTAATCAGTCTATGCCGGTAAAACTGAAACGAACATTCAACACTGATGGAAGCAAACAATTTAAACTTAGCCATTGTAATTGGGACTACAGAATAGCTGGAGATACTTTCACGAACCGCACCCCATCTTTTGTGGGCAGGCATATTAACGATGTGTTCCTGTTTAAAAACAGGTTAGGGTTTATAGCTGGAGAATCTGTAGTACTTAGCGAGGCAGGTGAGTACTTTAATTTTTTCAGAACAACAGTAGCTTCCTTTATGGATTCAGCACCTATCGACGTTACGTTGTCTTCAGAAAAAGTATCAACACTACATTCAGCCTTAACGTATGCTGACCGTTTAATTTTGTTCAGTCGTAGCCAGCAGTTCTCCCTTCAAGGGACACAGTACCTGTCACCTAAGACTGTCAACGTCACTCCCACTACTGACTTCCAGAACACAGGGGTCACTCCTGTCTTATCAGGCAACAGTGTTTTCTTTGCTTTTCCACGTACAGACTTTGGCGGTGTTGCTGAGTACTTTTTATCTAAAGAACAATTAGACAGCATGGAGGCACAAGATGTCACAGCCCATGTGCCTAAGTACGTTAAGGGTAACATTATTAAAATGGCGGCGTGCTCGTCGGAAAACATTTTAGCAGTCCTCACTGACAATTCAGGTGAGGCCATGTTGTACGTTTATAAATATTTTATCAGCAACGGTCAGAAGATTCAGTCTGCTTGGTTCAGCTACAAAACAGGTGATGCTTCTTCTCAAATACTTTCTATTGAGTTTATAAAGAACACCCTCTACATGGTTGTTAAGCGTGGCTCACTTGTGTTTATCGAGAAGCTGACGTTTGAAGATGATCAAGTAGATGCCTCGATGGAATATGAAGTCTTGCTTGATCGTCGTGTTGACAAAGCTGCCTGCACGATTAACGGAGGCAACACAGCAGTCACTCTACCTACAGGATACGTAGTCACAAGCAACACCCTATTGGTGACTGACCAAGGGGTTCAGTACAAAAGCTCAACGACTAACAACAATATCTTCACTCCAAAGAACAGTGGAGGGGATGCTGTTTCTGTACCCTCATCTAACTTTTTTATAGGGGAACCTTATGACATGGAGTACACCATGAGTCGCCCTTATTTAAAAAGTGAGCGAGTAACAGAGTCAGGCAGGTATCAAATACAAAGAGGCATCTTAGAGTACTCTAATGCGAGATCGTTTGAAGTGGAGGTAGTTCACAACCCCAAGATGAGCGCACCTAATAAGGTGACTATTACAAACACTTATGCTAATGATGCCCTTCACTCACTGTTGACAGGAAGTGCAGACCTTCAGGATGGTTTGTTTAAATTTGGGGTACAGGAGCAACATGACAAACTGCAGTTAAAAATTAAAAACGGAACACCGTATCCGTCTGATTTTTTAAGCATAGACTACGAAGCTATGGCATATGGAAGAGGAACACGCTGGAAAGGTTAAACAATACAAAGAACTTTATGTTAGAAACGCAACTAGAGATGACGGGATTAGTCTGTCAGGACGCCTTAGAAAAGCAGACCGAAGAGAAATTGCTGCATTCACAAGGGAGTCTCCTCTATCCGTGCTTGAGTCTGGAATCCTCAGTTCAACACCGTGCTATGCAATTACGAGACATGACGGAACCTGTATTGGAGTCTTTGGAACCAGAGATTCAGATCACCCCGATAGTGGACTCGTATGGCTCCTCGGTAGTGACGATCTCGTTAGACACTCACGAACTTTTCTTAGGTTTTCCCAATTCTTTCTAGATGAATTACACAAAAAATATAGGTTATTGTATAATGTCATTGACGCAAGGAACACTGTTCATCTTAGATGGCTTGAGTGGTTGGGGTTTGACTTTGTCGAAGAGTTGCCAAGATACGGAGTAGAAAAAAGAAAGTTCATACTGTTTAGAAGATATGTGTAATCCAGCAGCAATATTAGTAGCGTCAGTAGGCATAAATGCAGCAAAAGCAGGAGCCAATTACGTGGCTGCAAAGCAGCAGGCAAAGGCTACTGAAGATCATCAAAAAAGATTAGGCGAAAGCATGGTTGATCAGCATTCAGCCAACATGTCTAATTCATTGATATCGCAAGCAGAACAAGATGCTAAAGCTGCTAAAGACAGGAGCAACATCATACGCAGAGCTTCTTCAGCGCAGAGTGTAGCACGTACTTCAGCGTTAGAAAGTGGAGCACTAGGTAATTCATTTGATATGCTGATGAATGACTATGAAGCCACTGAAGCTGAATTACTCTCTGCCTCGATGATCAACCAGAATTTATTAGAAAACCGTTTTCTCCGTGAACGTGAACAAGCTAACTTACAAACTAAAGCTCGTTTGTTATCAAACTATCGTCCTATTAATCAACCTAGTCCGACTGCTGCCGTTTTGGAATTTGCAGGAGACTCTCTACAAGCTGCAGGTAACTACTATGCTGCTACTGGTGGTGGGGGAGGAGGAGGAGGAGCTTCGTGGTCTCCAAGAGGAGCTTCAGATTTCGCGGGGCCATCATAAACCTATTATTTAACAGCAATGGCAGCTAAAAGAATTACACCTGACGTTGAGTCTTTAGGACAAGCAGAAGTAACTCCCACCAGTGGGACAGGCTTTAACATTGTAGGCGCAGCAGGGCCTCCTGTGGGGCCTAGTCAGTTGTCACAGATTGCTGATGCTCTTGGTGACTTCAACCCTGCACTACAGAAGTTTGGATACCAGTTACATGCTCGCAAGGAACAAAGGTCTGCTGAAGAAGCAGCAAAATATTTTGATGAAATTGAGCAGTCAGTTGGGGCCACTAAGATTAGGATAAAACGTGACCTAAAAAAACTAGGGTATTCTGATTGGGATAACCCTGAAGCATATAGGCAGCAGTTAATAAACACAGGAAGAAACACTGCTACCAAAGATGTGGAGTCGATGCTTAACAACAAAGATTTCACAGACATGATGAATGCGCTGATGACGTCTTCATCACCTGAAGATTTTCGAGGCTCTGCTGAACAACTTATCTATGAAAATTTTAAGCCTGCTCAACGTGAAGCTGAAGATGAAAAGGTAGGTCATTATTTTGAAATGGGCTACGGTGCATCTTGGGTTAGAGAAAAGAATAAATACCTAGATGCCATTGGTAAAAAACAAACAGAATATGCACAGGCCCAACTTAAACGTGACTTCTATGAGTCTGCTTCTAATGAAATAAAAACAGCAATTGAATCAGGAACAGAAGCATCTTACAGGCAGCTACGTAAATTCTTTAACACAGGGTTTGCAGGGTTCCCTGAAGCAGGTAAGTCCTATTCTAAATCTTTAATCGACAATGCAGTCATGCCGACTCTTATGGAGTTAGCACGCAATCCTGACAATGAACTGAACGTCGAAACAGCACTGACAAGAATATTGTCAATGACACGTGAGAACGGCAACGGAGGTCGCAGTCGCTTGTTTAAGGGAAGTGACCTGTCAGACAGAGATGGGCGTCAAAATGAAAATGATTTACGTGAACAACTCTACAACACTCAACTCCAAGCCGACAAACTTTTTGATCAACGGCACGCTGCCGCAAGGACTCGCATTTTTAGCACAGTCAACACTACGCTAAACAACTGGGTTCAGTGGCAGGAGAACAATGAAGAGTTCGCAAAGAAGCACAATATCTATGGACTAGACGCAGGTGATTCAGACAATGCAGTAAAGATAGCATCAGCGTTGGCACTTCATCCTGATTTTAAATTGTCCATCAAGCAAACAGACGAGCAGATTCAATACATGTTTGCAGATGCAGTTCAAGACGCACGTCGCAAAGTCATGGCTGCAAATGTAGATGAATTTAAAACTGAAGCAGAGTTTAACAAAGAGTTGATGGCATCTCTGTACAACAAAACAGAGTTTGATTCTTTGTCCCTAATTAGGCCTGCACTTCCAAGCATAGAAAGAATCTTATTAGACCCTAACCTGACAGCAGCAGAAGCTAGGGAACAATTGATGAACGAAGCACTCACTTCAGATAACTTCCGTGCTGCATTCTTTACAGACAATCAACACCTTGATCCTAATCAACTTATTTGGCAACAGGTGCTGAGACAGAAATTTGACAACACATTTAAACACGATGGAATTCAAGCAGGATATAGTGCAATAGAACTAGCAACAGCAAAACTACACGACCCCTACACTACCCCAAGAGAACTGAATGATATATCTGAAACACTACAAGCGTTTATAAATGAAATAGATGACCCTGATGTTGAGTCTAAAATAAATGCTACACTCAAGGGGGTTGAACAACGCCTTAATCTTGATGAGTGGGTTAAAACAATCACACCTACGGATATCAACACGATTGTTACAACAGGACTTGTTAGTGCTGGAAAAACTGAAATATCAGATGTATTAAGTAAGTTACAACGCAGTGCTCCTGATGCAGCCGATTCGCAAACACCTGACATGGGTGCGCTCACCCCTGCTCAATGGCAGGCAGCTACGTTTGCCCATAATACGATCAAAGCTGATGTAACGAGAGCCGCGATAGGAATGGCACAGGAAAAACTGGCCAACATAGACTACCAACTTAGAGACGCTCAGTGGCCTGAAGTTAGGCAACAAATACTAGCAGAGTTGACTGAGTACACTAAAAATAGGGCAGGGGTGTTTGAGCAAAACTACGCAGACAAACTAAATCTGCAGACCAAAGCTGCAGGTAAAACAGCAGCAACAGAGCAAACACTTCTACTGGAAGAAGATATACAATTATTTAAAGGGTACACTGACATCCAAAACTCATTTAAACGTGACGAAACATTTGGAATAGGAGGAGTGCCTATGCAGAGAGCAGTGGATTCTCCTGCCATGTTAACACAGTTTCTAACAGGGCCTCAAGGTTATGCTAATCAGGAAAGTCTTGTTGCACTGAAAAAGAAGTACGTAGACAGAAAAGAAACGTTGGAGGAGGATTTGTTTAAAATGGAGGGAAACATGAAAGAGAATGCCCCCTCACAAACGCCTGAACAACGCGCACAAGCATTAAAAGATTTCAATACTGCCAAAGAACACTACAAGGATTACATTCAGAAAGGTGAGATACTAAGCTGGAAAGAGTTGAACAAAGAAGGAGGCCTCGTACACACCATCAACACGGGTGAGGCAGGACAGACTTCATCTATGTCGCTTGTTTTTAATCCTGAAACTGACGATATAAATTTAAACAGCACTTTAGTTTACCAAGACATCTCTGAGCTTAAATCAATACTGGAAGCCACCAACACGTTTGAAGATGAAAACGGTGGTGAGTCAGGCTTACTTGATCGAGACAAAGCTCCTCAAGATGTGTTAGAGCACGCTAACTTTCTTAGGCGTGTACATGGTTTTGATATCTTGGCTAAAAGCCCTGCAGACCGTAAAGCTGCAATGGCTAATTACACTAAGTTAGCACGTGAGCAGTACACGATGTTGAGCGTACGTCACCCTGACAAAATGCCTGCAAGTCTTTTAAAGAGACATGAAGATGTTATCATAGAAGAATACATTGAAAGTGATTTCAATCATTTCCAAGGCCAGTACTACACACAAGATACTAAAGATTGGGTTGGCAATGTGTATCTACAAAACAAAGATGTGTTAGGAACCACAACATCACCTCCCAAATTCAATCTTGAAGATGGAATAACTGCTTCTGATTTTACAACTATGAGGGACAGGGTGTTTGGAACTGTGGCTCCTGTTGAATACATAATTGAAAAAAGAGGCGATAACTATTTCTTGGATAGAGACAGCAGAGAATTAGATGATGCTGGCCTTGATTTTCCTGATGCCCTTACTGCTGAAAGATTTAAAACAAAACCATACAAACGCATTGCTCAAGAAATTGCTTTAGCAGAACTAGGAGTCCTTAATCCTATACTGGCACAACGAGATGGATTCTTTAAGGAAGGGTGGCAGACTATTAAAGACATGTTGTTCATTGAGTCAGATGAGCCAAGAGGAGTAAACAGGTATTTACGGATAGAAGCTGACAAATACAAAAGACTTCAAGAGAGGCAGCAGTACTACGAGAAGATACTTAAAGAAGATTCACCAATAACAAAACATCCTGACCTAGCACGTGCTTTCAATAAACTGTTACTCACGCAACCCAATTATTTTCAACTTAAATTTGGACAAGAAAACCGTTTCGGTGTAATGCCTTTACCAATCCCACACAAATAAAATGCCCATAGGACACATATACGAAGGAGACAACAAGCAGTCAGAGTTAGATCGTTACGGCAGTCAACTTGAGGACGTCATGAGTCGGATGCCAAACGGGGCTGACGATGCAAACTATAGACGTCTCTTAATGAAGAACAGGCATTGGACTGAAAACTTTTATAAGGCAGCAGGCAAAGGCATACTTAAAGCTACCGAAAGTACCATTAACTTTCCATTTGATTTGGCAGGTTCTGAAAAACGATTTGCTACTTTTTCAGATTACATTGCTGACAACCCTGACAGCACCCTGTTCCAGATAGTCGAAGACGTCTCCCAGTTGGGTACTGGTTTGATCACTGGAGGTGCTCTGATTAAAGGAGCTAAAGGCCTCAAGAACAACAAAGAGGCTATTGAAGAATTAAGGCGTGCTCAATTAAGAGACGCAGGCGTGCGTGGAGGGAGTAAAAGACTTGGAGCTAAAATGTGGGACACTGCTAAAAGAGGCGCGTTCCACGGTGCTGTTGCTGAAATGTTAGCCTTTCGAGGACAAGATGAAGCATTATTACTAAGTGCTTTCTTTGACAAACATCCTGATTACAAAACTGCTTTTGATCAGGTAACAAGTCAGGAGGGGTGGGAAAACAACACGGTTGAAGAGAACGGGTATAGTTTTCAAGCTGCCTTAAAAAACATAAAAGGTCGTGCAGCTTTTGCAGGCGAAGGAGCCATAATAGGCGCGTTGGCTAACTTCCTTATGGCGGGAGCAGGTGCTGCATGGAGAGCAGCTAAGGGGGAAAGCAAAGGAGCTTTAGAGTCAGCAGCACGAGGAACGGATACTATTGGTGATGATGCTGCACAAAAAACAGCAGACAAAGCTGACGGAGTTGATGAAATCGATGATACTTCTTTAAAGGCAAGTCAGGAAGATGAAGCCAACAAAGCGTTGTCTCAAGCACGAGATGATTTACACGAAGCTGAACTAGATGCTAGGGCTGCAATGGAAGATGGGCAACCAAAGGTACGTGATGACGATAGCACTGCCACACGTAATACTGATTTGATGCCCGAAGAAGCTGACGATTTTTTACGTCCTGAAGCAACAACATCAAAAGGCATCAACAAAGACGTGTACACACAGGAGCCTATCGCAAGAGACACTCCTATTAGTGTGAAGACACAAATCCTCAAAGGGGGAGCACGTACTGCTTTTGAAAACAACACAGTACTTTTAAACAAGAACAAAGCGGTAAGTGAGTTCAATCTGTCTAGTCCCAATGCTGAAAAATTTACAGGAGACAATGGCTTCAATGCCAAAGACATTTTTGACACCGCAGATGACTACCAACGCTTTTTAATTGAGAAAGAAAAAGCACGACAGTTCTTTCCAAGATTAAAGAAAGAATCAAAAAAGGCTTATGAAGCACGTGTAGAAAAACACGCTATAAACGAAAGCAAACGCTTAGGTTTGGGCAACTGGTACAAGTATGAGTTTCGTGCTCCAGCCAAACTCTCTCATCTAAAATTGAACGATGATGAGTTGAAGATGCTGTTTAAAGAAGATCATGCTGAAGGTGCTAAGACAATGGTAGACATGTTGCGTGGCACATTCAAAGACAGTGCAGGTAAAACTGTAAGGTTTACTCCTGAAGAAATACTAGCACAGGCATCAAAGGTCATGCGCCTAGACACGTCGTTTACCGACAACGGAATGCAATATTTCCAAGGACGTTTCATGCACCTTTTCATGGACTCCTATAAACAAAATTTTGAGAAGATTTCAGACGCTGATACTTTTGCTAAAGCTGTAGGATACGTTAACCAACCAAAGGACATGAGCTTGGATGACATGTTGAGAAATCACATGTTTGATTCAATAGACGATTTAGCAGCTTCTACCGGATTGTCTTCACGCAGTGCAATGCACCGGATAACAAAAGGTCGTGGTGCTTTTGATCAGATTTTTGATTCAATGGACATGTCTCGGATGGCCAACCTAGACACAGAAGTCATGAAAGAAATGAACGCACGCATCATGGCTTACCGTCTGACACAGGCTATCGGTATGAAAAACTACCGAGACCTAGCTAAGAAAATTGCTAACTCAACTATGGAGGATTTAAAAACTACTCCTGATGGACAGCAATTAGTCAAAGAGTACATGATTGAAATGGAAAAGCAGGCTGCACGTATTGAGCAGATGCAGAAGCTACGTAGAGCTTCAGGAAAAGTCCTGCGATCATGGCGCGACTTTAACGATGTAGGTCTTACTGGAATTGAAGGTGGAAAGCTATTGGCTGAAAAAGGTGGGCTAGGCAACCTCAAGAAACACGCTCAACGTACTGACGCAATCTTTGATGCTGCAGATAATCAGTTGGACGGGGCAACAGCAGCTTCAGACTACTTGGTAAAAACAACCAACTGGATAGATGTCCACAACGAATATTGGCTAAATTCCCTTTTAAGTGGCACAAAAACTCAAGTTGTGAACATGTTATCTACAGGGATGCACATGTACTACAAACCTTTAGAGGGAATTATCGGAAGTTTGGGAGACCCTCAAGCACGCCGAGGTTTCACTAAAGCATTGGTTCAGACTGCCATGATTAACGTGCAGGTTGCCAAAGTGATTGCAAAACTAGGAGCCAATAAACTCAAAAGAATGTCACGCCTTGTTGATGAGAATCAATACTTACAAGATCGTGGTGACATTTTTGCAGGAGGTTCAGGTGTGGCTACTGATTCGTACCAACAAGCACTAGGTGCAGTTGCAGGAGCACGTAAAGCCATGCGTACTGGGGATGCTACTTTAACTCGTGGTGCTGATCTGTTTGATGTTACACCGGCTAATGTCATTGGAGGTGACTTGCTTAGTGAAGGTGCATCACAGATGGCTAAAAACACCTTAGACCACATAGGTAACATTATAAGATTACCTAGTCGTTTAATGATCACAGGTGACGAACTATTTAAACAAATCAGCTTTAGGTCTGCAGCTATGGGAAGGCTTGCAGCAGATGCGTATGAAGTAGCCATTGAGCGTGGCTTAAAGCCTAGTGAAATTGATTCTGATTATATTTCTAAATATGTGGGAGATCATTTTAATGGGATGATCAGATCATCAGGACGAAGGTACTCTCCAAAGGCTTTGAAAGAAGAAGGACGTGCTGCTTACAAACAACGCAGTGAGGAAGCTAGAGAAGGCATGGAACCTTTTGAAGTGTCTGAAGATGAGTTTGTAGAAGCATATGCAAAGCGACATCAGAATCAACAGCTAGGAAGAACATCTGATATGGCAATGGACTACGCTGAAGATGTTACTTTTACTAGGTCTTTAGACGCTGATTTAAAAGCCTTACAGGACGATGAGTTTTTAGGAAACGTAGCTGAAGATGGTTTCACACCTATACGTGTTTCTAAAAGCAGACGCTCGTTTCTGGCTGACACACAGGACATGGTGAATGCACACCCTTGGATGAGAATCCTGATGCCTTTCATACGTACTCCTGTAAACATTATTAAGTGGCCTATTGCTAGATTAGGTAGTGTGGTGGGTGCTGACGGTAAAGTATTAGGACACGAAGTAGAGTGGCTTAAACATTTGCACTTACGGTATCAGGCAGACATGGCTAGTGGAGACCCTTTACGTGCTGCTGCCGCAAGAGGTCGCATAATGACCGGAAGATTTTACTGGGCAGGTTTTGTAAGTGCAGCCATGACAGGCACTATAACCGGAGCAGGCCCTAGCAATCCCCGCGAAAAAAGAAACCTGATGGCTACTGGGTGGAGGCCTTACTCTGTTCGCGTAGGAGATAAGTACATCAGCTACTCTCGACTTGATCCGTTCTCTGGCGTACTGGGATTAGCTGCTGACGTCTATGAGAAGTTTGAGTACTTAGGGCGTCACGGAGATGTAGACGACAGTTGGGTTCAGGCTATTATGATGTCAGGAGCTTATTCACTGTCGAACAACATTGCAGACAAAAGTTACTTGGCTGGAATTAACAATGTCTTACAGGCTTTAATCGATCCTGAACATGAGTTTGAATCATTAGTCAAAAAACAAACAACATCTTATCTGCCTAAAATCATATCGCAGTGGACTCCCATTACGGATGACAATTACATAAAGAAATCGTATGGGTTGCTAGAAGGGGTGCTGCAACGCACTCCGTTTGCTAACAGCTACATCGAGCCTATGCGTAATTATTTAGGAGAACCTTTAGAAGCCATGTATGCCCCAACAGTGTGGGCATCAGGGATAAACCCGTTCATGGTTTCTAAAGATAAGAACGATAGAATCTTAGATGAACTTGTAGCCTTGCAGTATGGTTTCGGTGCTCCTAGTCCTCGTATCAAAGGAAACAAATACTTAGACATGCGTAAGTACCGTAACGCTAAGACAGGTCGTTCTGCTTTTGATCGGTATCAAGAATTAGTAGGTGAAGTTAAAAGTCAAACAGGAGGCACGCTCAGAGACGCACTGACTGACCTGTTCAACACACGCTTTTATCGGAATGCTACTATTCTCGCAAACAGGGATTCTTTGGAATTTAAAGGAACACATCGTGACCCTCGCATTAAAGCTGTAAAAAGCGTAATGTCAAAATGGAGGTCAGCAGCTAAAGCGCAAGTCTTGCGTGAATACCCTGATCTGTTAAAAGCTGTGCAGAGCTTTGACCAAAGCGTCAACAACCAGACATTAAAAATATTAGAAATGTAAAATGGGATACTCTAGATACATAGGAGGTGGAACGACCACATCGTCAGGTGGACTTGTTCATGCTGTGTCTAATCCAGACAACAACAATTTTTCGTGGCTCTCTCCTGACCACATACAAATATATCTAAGTACAGCAGGACAAAGCCTTAGTAGCTTTGAAGCTGCCTTAAATGCAGGCACTGTAAATCTGTTTAATCCTTCTGATGGGTATGTGCTGGCAGGAACCACACTGACCTTCACGGGATTAGCAGCAAGCAGTCAGTACAAATTCCAAATAAAAAGAGTAACCCCAAAGTTAACTCATTTTGTGGATTTCACAGCAGGGTCACCGTTGACTGAGGCTGACCTTGACAACAGCAACAAATACGCTTTATTTAGAGCGCAAGAGTTGGAAGATGAGGTCAGTGATAAAACCATATCTCTAGCCAAGATGAAATCTACAGCAAACATTACTGGAGACTTTGTTGACACAACGTCAGCACAAACAATAACTAATAAGAATTTTCCTGACTCAACATCAGTGTTTGATGGAGGGTCTTTATCCTTTAGTGGAGACTAATAAAAACAAAAAACCCCTCTCAAAATGGCAAATACTATTCAAGTCAAACGTCACAGTACGTACAACGAAAGCAAGAACCCAACTTCCAATCAGTTAGCTGAAGGTGAGTTAGGTTGGAATAACCACGGTGGTAGGCTGTGGATCGGAAAAAAGACATCAGGCAGCAATGTTGATGCTTACGAAGTTAACCCAACAGCGACAGCATCAGTTAAAGGATTAGCGTCTTTTGATGCTACCGATTTTGCTGTTACAGGAGGAGCAGTGTCTATCGCAGCGATGAATGCTAACCTCCTAACAGGCACAATTAATAACGCACGGTTATCGTCTATCCCTGCCAGTGCGTTAGCAGGAAGTATAGGAAACAGTAAGTTATCTAACAATTCAATCACCATAGGAGGCACAGCAACTGCTTTAGGCGGCACAATAACCGACCTGACTGCGTTGACTGATCTTGATCTTACTGCAGGTAACAAAACTATTTTTGATGGTGTAGGTTCCAGCACGCTGACGATAGGTGCTTCAGGCACTACTATTAAGATTGCAGGTGACCTGACTGTTGAAGGTGATACTACCACCATAAACACAGCTACGCTTACGGTTGAAGATGATGTAATTGAAATTAGTTCAGGAAATGATTCACGTGCTAACGCTGATGGCTCTGGCATTAAGATTCCTTGTTCTGGTGCTGATTCAGACATTACTCTTGGTTGGCAGTCCAGTACTGCATCTTGGTACTCACCTGAAAACATTAAGTCCAATAATCAAGTCATTGCCAGTGGTGGTAACTCCAGCCAATGGAATACTGCTTATAGTGACCGCATGAAGTGGGATGGGGGTGCTACAGGGCTGAATGCAGCTACAGCACGTGCAAGCCTTGATCTTGAAATTGGCACAGACGTACAGGCCGTCCTTACTTTTGGAATTGCAAGTGGCAATGCTCTTAAAGTCGATGGCTCTCCAAATGACAACGAATACGCTAGGTTCACTGCTACAGGCCTAGAAGGAAGAACTGCAGCCGAGCTAAAGTCTGATTTGGGTTTAGGAGGTCTCGCTGACGCCAGCACCGTCAACAACGGCAACTGGTCAGGCACTGATCTTGCAGTAGCTAACGGTGGTACAGGAGCTTCAGATGCTACGACTGCACGTACAAACCTCGGAGTAACTGCTTCATGGGTACAGAACAACCACGCTTCATACAATTCTTTTAATATTACCACAACAGGCAAAGAGGTAATTCAAACTGTAACTGTAAATAATACAGGTCATGTCACAAACGTCACTAAGCGTACTACAAATTTCTTGGACGATGATGACACGATTGATGGTGGGACTGTAACATGGACTAACTAATCAACACGTGCGTGAACAATGGCAAACACAATAAAATTAAACCACAATGCTAATAGTGGAAAAACACCTACTGATCTTGCCGCTGGGGAGATTGCAATCAACAGTGCAAACAAAAAGATATGGGTAGGAACAGACGATACTACTAATGGGCAGGTACTTTTATTTGACCATTCGATCTACAGCACTGACCTTAGTGACAACGATACCACTTACACTTCTGGCGGTGGCTTATCTTTGTCTGGTACTGTTTTCAGTCATAGCGATACTTCTAGTCAAGGCAGCATTAACCTCAGTGGACGTCAGTACATTCAGGATTTAACTCTAGATACTTACGGACACGTCACAGGATATGGATATGGTACTGAAACAGTAACTAACACCAACACTACCTATAGTGCAGGCTCAGGACTAAACCTAAGTGGAACTACATTCAGTCACTCAGACACCTCTAGCCAAGGTAGTATCAACCTAAGTGGACGTCAGTACATTCAGGATTTAACTCTTGATACCTATGGTCACGTCACGGGGTATGGTTATGGCACTGAAACAATAACTGACTCTGACACAAACACCACATACTCTGCAGGCACTGCACTAACCCTAAGTGGGACTACGTTTAGTTTAACGAACAGTACTCAGTACCTCAAAAAATTATCAGCGGGGGCTGCAGCTAATTTAGACACTTACACAGATAACGGGTTTCGTTCAGTTTCTCATACAGGACACAGTAAGTTGTTGTTGAGTATGAATGCTGGAGGTTCTACAGGAACATTCCAATTAGAAAACCATTATAATGGTCAGTGTCGCGTTAGAAACAAAGTAGACAGCAGCACTTGGGCAGATTGGGAGTACTTAGTTTCTACAACTACAGGCCAAACAGCGATTTCAGGAACCATACTGCACACAGGAAACCTAACTGCAGGGGGAGGCTTAACACGCTCAAGCACTACAATTTCGCATAGTGATACTTCTAGTCAAGGCAGCATTGACGGTACTGGACGTCAATACATCCAAGATGTCACTTTAGATACTTACGGTCACGTCACAGGATTAGGAGTGGCGACTGAAACAGTAACCAATACGAACACAACGTATACAGCAGGCACTGGTTTAAGTCTTAGCGGGACTACATTTAATATGAATGCCGCTGGGAATGGAGTGAGGGGCGGCGTCATGCTAGGGTATCCAGAGTCAGGACAATTTTACCCAGTTGAAGCTCACGCCACTTCCGAAAGACTGTATGTAAACGTGCCGTGGCAAAACACTACGTATGTTGTACAGGATGGAGGTCTTACTCAGAAGAATTTTACTACAACTCTAAAAAGTAAGCTGGATGGCATAACTGGATATAATTACTCGGCAGGTACAGGACTAACCCTAAGTGGAAGTACGTTTAGTTTAACTAACCCTACAGTTCTTGCTAGTGCAGGTAACTATGTTTGGAGTCAGTCTACAACAGCAGGAAATTACACCACAGGGCTACAATGCTCTTTTGTTCGGAATGCCGATGGTTGGCCTAATTACGGTTCAGTATTACATGTTGGTGCTAGAGGGGGAAACGATGCTGGTGGTGATTTTCAAATTTATTGTGGTCATGGAAGTAGCTACGGCGGGAATTATTTAAGAGTAAGAAACGCAGATAATAATGCTAGTCCGACTGACGCTTGGACTGATTGGAGAACGATTTGGGACTCAGGCAATGTCTCTGCTGGAACTGGTATAAGTATTTCTGGAACCACTATTACAAACACTGTAACAAACACCAACACTACCTACTCAGCAGGCTCAGGACTAAGCCTTAGTGGAACTACATTCAGTCACTCAGATACTTCTAGTCAAGGCAGCATTAACCTAAGTGGACGCCAGTACATTCAGGATTTAACTCTAGATACTTACGGTCACGTTACAGGGTATGGTTATGGCACTGAAACAGTAACTGACTCTGACACAAACACTACCTACTCTGCAGGCACAGGACTGTCTTTGAGCGGCACGACGTTTAGCGTAGACAGTAATGTACTGCGAAAGACTACTTATTATAACGCAAACACATGGATGCAGTTTAGTGGTCAGTACGGACTTTACTGGAATTCTGGTGTAGGCTCACAATGGCACATTTATCCGATAAACACGACTACGATGCTGTTCCAGACAGCAAATTCATCTGATAAGACCTGTTTGCAATTTCGAGGAGGTTCTACTACTTACGGTAGTATAGAATTTGAAGATGACGGTAAATTTATACTTCGTGATGAAGCCAACAATGAACGCTTAGGCATTCCTACATCTGGAAGTTTTGTTCGTGATAACACTCATATTGTATGGGACTCAGGAAACGTAACCGCTGGAACTGGAATAAGCATTTCTGGAAACACGATTACAAATACTGTAACTAACACTGACACTAATTATTATCTTAATGGATTATCGTGGAATAGCTCCAACGGGGTACTAACAGCAACTGTCAGCGGGACTACTACTCGTACAGTTGATCTAGATGGAAGATATTCAACTACAGATACAAACACCACGTACTCAGCAGGCTCAGGACTAAGTCTTAGTGGGACTACTTTTAGTCACACAGATACCTCCAGCCAAGGCAGTATTAACCTAAGTGGACGTCAGTACATTCAAGATTTAACTCTGGATACTTACGGTCACGTTACAGGGTATGGGTATGGTACTGAAACAGTAACTAACACTGACACTAATACTACCTACAGTGCTGGCACAGGACTAAGTCTAAGTGGAACTACTTTTGGTCTTAATGAAAGTTTAGGGCGAAGCTACATTGAAATGGGCAACAGCACCGGAAGTGTTTCTAACGATGGAAGTTGGAACGCTCGCTTCAATGTTGCTGGCAGTTCTCATGCTCGTATAGATGTATATGAAAATGATGATGGAATCAAAGCAACTATGTATGCACATACAGGGCATACAGGGCCACGCTTTGGTTCCATGTCAAACCATCCGGTTAACTTCATGTGCAATGGAACTAACCGTGCGACTCTCACAACAGCAGGAAGTTTAAGCACAACTGTTCAAGGAACACTTTGGGGAACAAGCTCTAAATTTACTGCAGGGAGTAACCTTTCATGGAGTGGTTCTACATTAAATGCCACCGATACAAATACAAATACTACGTACTCTGCAGGATCGGGATTAAGTCTTAGCGGAACTACATTCAGTCACTCAGATACCTCAAGCCAAGGCAGTATTAACCTAAGTGGACGTCAGTACATTCAGGATTTAACTCTGGATACCTATGGTCACGTAACTGGATATGCTTATGCTACAGAAACAGTAACCAATACAGATACAAATACGTGGAGACCAGTAGAAGCAGGTGGAAACACTCTTAGCGGTAGTGAAACCTTAGAGTTTAAATCTGGTTCTGGTATATCTATTTCAGAAAGCGGAGGAGAAGTAACTCTTACTTGTACGGTCACAGATACGAATACGTGGAGGTCTATAAGTGATTCGGTAACGTCCACATCATCAAGCGTTTCAGCCTCTAGTGCTGCAGCTAAAGCTGCTTATGACCGTTCTTGGGTCAGTTTCGTAGCCACAGGTACTGGACTTTCAGGAACAGTCACCTCTGCAGGAACAATCAGTCTCGCTTTGGGCAATCTTGCTGATATGTCGGAATCGTGGGATAACACAGCCGACGAATTCATTGTTCTAAATAATGGAAGCCAAGCCAGAAAATTGTCTTCAGAAATATTTGGTCTGAACGCTTTTACAGATACTGCTATTCTTACTACTGGCCAAACAAACACTTTGATTGGCGCGTATAGTGGTGGAATACCTAACCTGACTTCCGCAGGGTGTTTTGGTGGAGCCTCAAGTGGCGTAACTAACCAAGGGTTAAGCAGGGACGTTGCTTACAAAATAATGAACAACTCCAACTCCACAGTAGCTTGTGTAACAACACAAAACGGGAGTTCAGAGGAATACCTTCGCTACAAAAATGGAGGCAACTTTTCGTGGGAAACTATTGAGTGGAACCACATTCAAGGGATGAGCGCATTAGACCCTTTACCATAATGGGATTAGTAGATTCTGACATACTTTTAGTTGAAAGAAGTGGCACGGTTTACAAAGAAACTTTTGGCAACCGCACTAACATAGAAGACAGCGATATACTGTTGGTTGAAGCGGCGTCTACTGACAATAGTAGGACAAACGGTAAAGTGTACAGATGTACCTATGGCGATTGGAAACAGGATATTTCTGGAGGAGGCGGTGGCGGTAGTGCCACGCACGGCTGGGGATCAGCTAACACATCCATTGCAGGTGCGATTAGTACTTCATCTACGTCTATATCTAATGATTCTACTAACGCCTATAACATCTTCCATCAATCCATGTCGGTTACAGGAGGAACTTCTGTTACTGGTAGGTTGTACATAGGAATGAGGATGCGAGGAGTTACCTCGTATTACCATGATTTTTGCCTAGCTGTTGTTCAAATAGTTCAAAGTAACGGCGCATCGTTTAGGACTGATTCTACTTATACAAATGGATATGATTGGAATTCTAGGGATACGTTAAGCGCACAATACCAATCAAGCAGTTTTTTCAACTGGCAGACTAGCACAGGATTTACACATGCTTATACTACAGACCCTAGTACCCTTAGTTTTTCAACTCTAGCAACAGCGAGTAACGCTAGGTGGGGCAGGGGGATGAGTACAGGTTCTAGTTACACAGGGGCTGACAATGGGGTTTACTCCCCTTCAGGTTATTCTGGTGGAGGAGGGTCAGTACTTCCCACTTCTGGAACTGTCTCTCAAACAAGTGGGACTCCTTTTCTCTATACGGAAACGTCAGGAAGCGGATACCAAATAGGAAACACTACAATATGGCTTAGGTCTCCTGAAATAACCGTCTATAATGGCGATATTTTGAAGATGTTGTACCTTGGGATTGGGGGAAATTCTTCAACAAATGGACTGGGACGCTACGACGATGACACTATTTACTTTAGATTTAAATGAGTACACCTGTAGGAACAGACAGAATTTTAGTTGAAGCGAATTCAACCACAGGAGGCCGTACATCCGGTCAAATTTACACAGAAACTAAAACTAACTGGGATACAGCAGCCGGAACCGGAGGGGGTGGTGGAGGAGGTGGAGGGAGTGCTAACAACGGTCTCGCCATTCAGTTTGCTCACGCCTCTATGGGCAGCTATTCCAACTCTGGTTCCCATTTTAAAATAACGACGGGTAAAATGTTTGGCACTCGTACCGATTCAAACGGCGCGTATGGCTTGACGTCAACAACCTCAAACAGCGATAACGGGAGGCCAAACACAAAACTAAAAATAGACAACACTTGGTACGAGGTGATCGCAGGCGGTAGTAGTGATTATACTCAGACCACAAACCGAGGCCCGTTTAACGTCTACTACTGGAGATCATTTGTTAGTTGGACTCTTACTGCCTCTGAAATTTCAACTGCATGTGGGGCAACTTCAGGAACCATAAGCGCACTTGCTGTTAAAATGGATGATGCACCTACAAGGACTATGCCTAACCATTACATTGGAGTTAAGTTAGTTAGTTCAGGTGACGCTGACACAAACAACACAGGAAGCAACAACGGCAGTTACACTCAAGTATCTTTTGTAAACCCAAGGAATTGGACGAGCGCGACTGAAGAGACGTACCAAGAAATATCATTTTCATCAAACATTTCATGGAGTTAACATGGCATTAAAAGCAAAATACAAGAAACCCATGCCCGAAGCACCTGACGGCAAAATAGATGCTTACTACAGAGTGAGTGATGCACGGTGGAACTACGATAAACCTTTAGGCACGTTCGCAGAGAAGAAGATCACCTTTAGCGTTGAGGCGTTTACATTTGATGATCCAAGAGAATTACTCACAGATGATTGGCGATACGATGAAGCTGTAGGTACTTACTCCATCCCAATGCCTGAAAACGGCACAAACGTGGACACTATTGTTGATCTAGCGTACGCACATTTGAAAACCCTTGACCATTTTGCCAATGCAGAGGATTGTTGATGGAGGGATTGATGGAAGACAAGCTGCTAGAACAAGGCATAGCAGTCGTGGCTCTCTTTGGGGTGAGCTACTATGTCATTCGCTTGACTAACTTCCTTTTCCGTACGCTCGCAGGCGGTCTTGATGAACACAAGGAAATAACTATAAAACAGATAGACGCTTTGAATCAAATAAGAAGCACTTTATGTGATTTAAAGCAAGAAATGGTAAAATTACATGAACAAAATCGCATTTATAGGGATATTGACAATACTGTCTCTCAACGCTTGCAGAACACCGAGCGGTCTAAAAGAGGTTGATTTATCCTTGACAGGACTAGAGATGGAGTTTTATGAACCTGTTGCACCTGTAGTGGTTGTTACTAATTCAGCCGCAACACGCGCCACATACAGAGTAATACCTAATCAGTTTCCAAAACTAATGGAAATGAATAATAAAAAATAAAAATGGCAACAGAATACACTTGGGAAAAAACTGAACCCTACGTAAAGGACAACAAAGTTGTTCAATGGGGCCTGACGTTTAAAGCCACAAATGGTGACGTTAGTGCCGTAACAAATGAAATAGTAGATGTCCCTGAAGACGATCAAAAACCCCTAGCTGATTGGACAAATGAAGAAATTCAAGCATTTAGAGAAGGCATTAAAGATGATCGAGGTTGGGCATCAGAACTTGAAAAACAAGTTGGAGGGGGTGAATTAGTTGCTAATTGGGATAACGCTTCGTTGTCTGTATCATCTGAATAATTTTTTGTCATGGAAGAGAAACCTACCTTAATGACCGCAGAAGAAGTAGAGAAGGGCGTGTCCTTCTTGAACATCGTATATCAAGCAGCAATCAGTAATGTGCCTACAGGACTTGTTCCAGAAGCTGCTGCAGCACAGAGGCAAGGCATACAGGAAGCTGCTCAAAATGTTGTAGACCTAATCCAAGCTCATGGGCCTTTGGCCGAAGAAAGAGCAAAAATGATGGAAGAGGCTATTGCTCCTGTTAAAAATGAATAGTGGAAGAATACTTCAAAATCTTTGGCATCAATGGCACTGTGCTGGGTGTGGTCACCCTTACAGACGTTGAAGTTATTTTGAAGATTATTCTGCTTGTTGTTACAATAACATGGACAACGGGTAAAGCAGTGAACGAATGGCGAAAACTAAAGAACAAAAATTAGAGAGTCTGTTTGATTTAGTCTGTGATGAATTAACAGGCAGGATTGTCTCTGGTGAAGCCACGTCAACTGATATCAATGTTTCCCGTCAGTTTTTGAAGGACAATGGGGTCACAGCAACGCCTGCGGAAGCCTCCCCTCTGGAGGGTCTTGTAAATGCGTTGCCATTTCCTTCGTCTGACGAGGTTTCTAAAGCTGCAGAGGGTAACTAGGCTCTCTCTCCATAAAAAGCCCTTAGAAGGGCATCTACGGCTCATAGATGGCATACTCAGTACCTGAAGAACTACAAGACTTCAGGAACTTTCTGTACATCACGTGGAAACACCTCGGTCTTCCTGACCCTACCAAGACTCAATACGACATTGCCGAGTATGTGGACAATGGGCCACGGCGGTGCTGCATTCAGGCTTTTCGAGGAGTAGGCAAAAGCTGGATTACGTCAGCCTACGTATGTCACCAATTGTTATTAAATCCGTCTATGAATATACTGGTTGTCAGTGCCAGTAAGACTCGTAGTGATGATTTCTCCACTTTTACTCTAAGATTAATAAATGAGATGCCTTTGCTAAAGCATCTGATTCCTAGAGAAGAACAACGTAGCTCAAAGATTGCTTTTGATGTGGGGCCAGCACCAGCAGCACACGCCCCATCAGTAAAGTCTGTAGGAATCACAGGTCAGCTTACCGGAAGTCGTGCAGACCTGATTGTTGCTGATGATGTAGAATCCCTAAACAATTCTCTCACTCAGCAAATGAGGGACAAGATTCAGGAGACAATTAAAGAATTTGATGCTGTTCTTAAACCTGACGGTCGCATCGTTTATCTTGGTACTCCTCAGACCGAGATGTCGATCTACAACGTGCTGCCTGAACGTGGCTACGAAATAAGGATTTGGCCAGCAAGAGTACCTTCAGAAAAAGCAATAACAGCATACGGTCACCGACTAGCTCCTTACATTTCAGATAAGTGTAAGGAATCTCCAGAAGGCACTCCTGTTGACCCACAACGATTCGACAGTACTGATTTAGCAGAACGGGAAGCCTCTTACGGCAAAAGCGGTTTTGCTCTGCAGTACATGCTCGATACGTCATTAAGCGACGTAGGTAAGTATCCTCTGCGTCTAAGTGACCTCATAGTACACCCCCTAGACGCAGAAGTTGCATCCCCAAAGCTCACATGGGCCTCTTCTCCAGAACTAGCGTGGAAAGACCTGCAAAGCGTAGGACTAGCAGGAGATGCCTACTACAGGCCTATGGAGGTAGCTAAAGACCACCAAAAATACACAGGAGCCGTCATGAGTATTGACCCTGCAGGTATGGGTAAAGACGAAACTGCTTATGCTGTTGTCAAAATACTAAACGGACAATTATTCTTAACAGCTTCAGGAGGATACCTTGGGGGTTACACTCCTCCTGTATTATCGTCATTAGGTCAAATTGCTAAGTCACATAAAGTCAACCACATCATCGTAGAAAGTAACTTTGGAGACGGAATGTTTACTCAGTTACTGAAACCTGTATTGACTAATGATGTTGGTTATCCTTGCACAATTGAAGAGGTAAGACACTCCGTCCAGAAAGAGAAACGCATAATAGACACCTTAGAGCCTGTAATGAACAGTCATAGGCTCATTGTTGACCCTAAAGTTGTCCAGAATGACTTTAGGTTAGCCTCTATAGACGCAGATAATGTAGATAATAGGAATAACAACATCGACAGTACACATAGGAAGAACATTGGGAATAACCAATTGTACCAACTGTTCTACCAGATGTCAAGACTTACTTTTCAAAAGGGTGCATTACGACACGATGACCGTCTTGATGCTCTGTCTATTGCTGTTAGCTATTGGGTGGAGCACATGGAAAGACACGTAGAACAAGGCCTTGAAGATTACAGGCAGGAACAAATCGATAAATCCATAGAATCCTTTATGGAATCCCACAATAAGCTATGGGGGAAGACTGAATCTACTACTTGGATGTAAGTTTACTGACCCTACTTGGATACTTTTTGACACAAAAATGTGAGACCCCTTTCGTTTAATCAACGAACAGTTTCACCCCCGTGGCCCCACCTCGCACTCGCCGAAATGACAATCCGAAAGTCTCCCACAAGATTTGCCCCTGTTTGTTTTTGCATCTGTCAGAGTTTCTTGCGGTCACTTTTTGACCACTCCCGTCGTTGCCCCTACTCCCTATTCCAATTGACTATCATAGGCTCTTGCACGCTCCGGTG